CTTTAATATCTTCAATCTGTGTTGTTGTTCTACTAATTGGGTCTCTATTTTCTAAGAATAATATTTCACCACTTTGTCTATCAACTTCTGGAGCTCCGACTGCAGGAGTATCTAAAGTTGCTGTTTTAGCACTTGTTTGACCAACAATATCTTCTCCATCTGTAAAAGCAGTATAACCTGTTTTATCATTTTGATGATATCTTAAATAGTCACGTACTGTATCTTTTTCAACAACATATGCTTGAGCACCAGATGTTTGACCAACGATTAATTCATCAACTGAAAAATCAGTTGCGTTATCAGTTGTATTTCCTGTATCTATTTCTACATAACTTGTAGCTTTTAAAGTATCTTCTGTTGATACTAAACCTGCAAGAGGAGTAGCGTTATAATCTCTTGGTTCGTTAATTAACATAATTTGTCTAAAATCATTTCCTACTGTTAAATCACCACCATCATTACCATCTAATTTAGTATTTAATGAAATAAAGAATCCACCAAGTTCTGATACTGGGTCAACACCATGACCACCTTTAGGAGATAAAACTGCTCTTGCGCCAGCATCTGAACCGCCACCACCAGAGAAAGTAATATCTGCTACTCTGTAATTTGTTCCTTTATTATTTACTGTAATAGCTGTAACAACTCCACCAGCAACAGTAGCAGTAGCAGTTGCTCCTGAACCATCTCCTGTAATTGTAACTGTTGGTGCTGATGTATAACCTGTTCCACCTGCTGTGACTTCAATTCTTTCAATACCACCTGCTGTGGAAGAATCTCTTGAAGCTTTTTGGTTTAAATATTGAGCATAATCTGCTTCTGCTAAAACTGCTTCTGCTGCAGCATCATTAGCATATGCAAAAGTTAATTTAGGGTCTGCCGATATATCAATAGTTTGTGCAGCTGATAAAGTTAAAACTGAACCATCAATTGCTGTAACTGTTGGTGTACCTGAAATTTCTGTACCTGATACTGTCATACCTATACTAATTTCTGGTACGGTTTGTGTTAAAGTAACTGTTGTACTTGAAGATGTTGAAACTGAAACAATAGCATCTGCACTTAATGACACTGTTTTTACAGGCATATAACTATTTGTTAAGAATTTCTCAGCATCTGCAACACCTGTTGTATACATATATTTCCATGTATAACCATCTGATTCTGCAGTTGGTGCTGTTAATGTTTGAGTTGGTTGTATGCTTGAAGCACCACCGCCTGCTTTAATACATTTGTAAACTTTAAATTCTGAAGTAATTATATAGAAAGCTTTATCAAAGATAGAAGCATCATCTGAATCCCATGCATAATATGAATTACCAGAAGTCCAAGTATATCTTGGTACAACGTGAGAAATATCAGTTGCTATAATTTTTTTCATACCAATCATATTTGCTCTTGCTTCTCCAAGTTCATCTAAATGGTCACCTGGAGTAAATGGTGTGGTATCTGTTGTATCAGATGTAGTCAATGACCATACGTCTGACTTACCTATTGATACATAAACGCTTGAACCTTGTACTTGTTCTTTAAAGTGTTCTGCATTTAAAGTTCTAAAATTTGATGTTACTATTGCTGCCATGCTGCTTTCCTGCTTATTCTATATGTACAAATGTACTTGTGTTATATTTATTTATATCATTTGAGTCGATAGTTTCAAGTGTATTTGAACCTAAAAACGCAATTGTTTGGTTAGTATTAAAAAGTCTAGGACTCGTAAAGAAGTTCTCTGGACCTTTTCTTTGTTTATATCCATTATTTATAATGGTTCTAAAGTTTGAGTTTACCACTTTAACTCTATGTTCTGGTAAAAATTTAACTGCTGTTTCAGTTGAAGTCATAATAGAGCCAGATGTTTGTCTTGGATTTACTTTGACTTCTGTTATTATTTGTGAAACATCGTTATGATTTAAACTTAAATCTAATATTTCTTGTTGGTCTGCAACTCGAATTTCGTTATTCACTGCAGAACCTAATCTTATTTCTGGGTCACTAATATATCCATTACCTGCATTTGTAATATTTACACCAGTAATTTCACCATCGCCATTTAATGTAAATTCAGCTGTTGCTGTTACATTACTTGATAAAAGATTTCCTAATGCATCTTTTGCCTGTGGTTCTGGAAATACAATACTTGGTGCAGTCGTATAATTTTTATCAGCAAATCCAATTGCTTCTACTTCCGCGATTTGACCTTCATTTGGATTTGCTGCAACTGACGCAAATAAATTAGACCAACCTGAACCTTCAGTATTTATTGTAATATTATCTTGGTCTAATCTTCCTTTTGAATCAATTCCTATTGTAACTGTTGGTGTAATTCCAGTTTCACCAGATATTTCAACTCCATTAAATGTGATTGCTGGAGCAGATGCATATCCAAATCCAGGTTCTACAATACTCACACTTTCTAATTCACCATCTATTTTTGTTGCTGTTGCTGTTGCGGTTTCACCAGTAAATGAATGGTCTGTACCAGAACCTACACCTGTAATATCAATTTCAGTACCACCTTCTGTTTCAGAAAGTTTTACTTTTCCACCAGTTGATGATATAATATAGTATTGATTACCTGATACTAAACCACTAATTGAAGTTCCTCCATCTGAACTATATGTTACAAGTGAATTCACTGGTAAAGCTTCTTGCTGTGCAGTGGTAAGTTTAATTGTGTTGTCTGTAATATTAACAATACCTGTTCCTAATACTTCATCATCACTTCCATCAAAAGTAATTGCTGATGGCGGGTTTATAGTTATTGTTGGTATATTATAATCTTTACCACCATCAACTATTGAAATAGAATCGACTGAACCATTTGCTAAAACTGCAGTTAAAGTTGCTGTTGTAAATCCTGATGGAGTTCCAGCATCAGATGATATTACTGTAGGTGCACTTAAGTAACCACTTCCGCCAGATGTAACTGTTACACTATTAATAATACCTGATTTTAAATCTAAAGAAAGTGTACCTGTTCGATGAATCTTTGCAGTTGTTTGTGGTAAGAACATTGATACAAACATTTCAACAAGTACTGGAATATCTTCAGGTCCTATAATACCAGCTTGTTCTTGTGGCATACGACTTAATGTTAAAGCATCTGTTAATACAGCACCAGTTAATTGTAAGAAAATTAATATTTCTGCAAAATATACAAACCCTGCTGGATGAACAAGTCTATCATATGAAAGTTCCCAATCAGATAAATTTTTACCTGTTTTAATAAGATATGCAAACTTTTGATATTTTAAACTATCTTGCAGTCTTATGTTATAAGATAAAAATCCTTTATTATCTAAATATTGTCCACCTTTTGTTAATGCTGGATTTACATCCCAATTGCCAGATGATGGTATCAATACTGAATCATAAGGAAATTCTACTTCAACTTCATCATTAAAAAGTATTTTAAAAAATATTTCAATACTATCTGATGAACCACGCAATTTATAAAAGTCAATAATTTGTTTATATAATGCTCTTTTATTAACTGTTAAATCTCTTGGAATTGTTGCTGCAATTTCTTTTTGCATTAACTCTAAATAATTTTGAGCATTTCTATCAATATCCATTGCATTTTCAATTGTATTCATTACATAAGATGGTCCAGGACCAACCCAGTATTTTACAATTGTAGTTAATTTTGCAGTATAATTATTATATCCAGATAAATTATTTACAGTAAACGTTTTACCTATTTCAGATGTAGATGTTGCAAGTGAACCAGGCAATTCATTACCGTTTGTAATTGCTACATTTATATCTGTTAAATCAATATTAGTTGTTGTACCATCTGGTGCTGTTAATACAAGTGTTGAATCTGCACCGGTTTCATCTGTAAAAAATCTATTATTATCATTATTTGGGTCAGGTATTCTAAATTGTGCTTGATTATTTAATACAATATCATCAAAAGTTTCTGTCTCTTGATAAATAAATTCGTCCATATTCATGAACGTATAATATGCTTCTAAAAATTTTGTTAATTGCTCTTTATCTTCTAATATTTCAGAAGGTATTAACTGGTCAATACGAATATTTTCTTTTGTTTCTTTTAAACTTCCATGTTCGACTTCAATCGCACCTGGAGTTAATGTCGTTTTATGAGCCATTATTTAAATCTTGATGTTGTGTTATAATTAATACTTCCTGCAGAACCTGCTACTGCAATTGTATCAATTTCTGGTGTTATCACAACACTATTATTATCAATTGATACTAATTGGTCTCTTTTTGGAGCAAGGTCTAAAGAATTAGGTAATATGGTTAATTTAATTGCATCAGTAGTATCTGGTCTAAAACTATTAAGTATGATTGTTCCTTTTAATACATCAATCACACCTGCATCCGCAATTGTTGTTACGTTTACATTATTTACTACTTTATAAACAATCACAGTTCTATTTGTTGAACCAGAAATTGGAACATCTCCAAAGAAATGGTCTACATTATTAATTTTAAATGCAGATGATGTTAATATAAATCTATCTGATTCTCCACTTTGATAGAAAGGAGCAACAAAAGATAGACTAAAATTATTATCTGCGTTATTTAATGGAGTAATATTTTGAAACATTCTTGGTCGTACAATTGTATTTAGAATTGATGGGTCTGAATTATCGATTGCTCTTGTTAATTGTGAATGTCTAAATACACCATCAAATTTATTTAGGTTATTAAAATTGTAATCAGAAATAGTATCTCTTACAACTGATTGTAATTCAACAGAACTTCTATCTGTTAAATTTGGATTATATTTAAATGCAACATCTAATTCTAAAAAAGTAAAATTAGTATCTACAATTTCTGGTGTAATTGAAACAACGTTTTTTCCTTTTAATATTGCACCAGTAATATCTGTTTTTTCTGCTGTTGTAAGTTGGTCTGCTAATAAAGGTTTAATTGCAATATAGACTTTACCATAATCAGGTGGGTCATTATCTTCTCCACCCCATGTTGATATTGAATCAATGTTACTAAATTCTTTCTTTATAATTGCTGCGTAATCATCTGCAGTTACAGCTCTATTTTGTGCAATAAATGTTAGTGGTGCATTAAATCGTATTGATTCACTTGTTTCTTGGTCAGCACCACCACTTGCTGCAGTATCTAATGTGACTGTAATATTACTAAATCCACCAATAGAATCTACCATACTAAATGAATTAGCACCATTACTTTCTTTGCCTTCAGTAGTAACATAATCAATTGTTACAATATTGTTGTTTGATGGCTTGAATCCAGTAACACCATCACCAAAATATATTTCATAATATCCACTTGGATTTTCTTGTAAGTAATAAACTTTTGATGTTGAGTCTACATCTTTTAATGATTCGAATTTTGTATAAATATCAAAGGATGATGATTCTTCATTAGATTGTACTCTTACTCTTAATGTGCTTGTATCTGCATCATAGTCTGTTAATTGAAACTTTTGATTTTCTATATCATTATCAACTCTATATTTTAATTCTCTAATTGAACCTTCTGCAATTACGACATCATTAAATTGATATGTATTTGCTGTCACAGCACTTAATGTTGCTTGTTGAGTTTCTAAAACAACATATTGAAACTCTTCACCACTTACAACTGTATTTAATTTTGTTCCACGAGATAATTCTAATATTGTAGGTTTAGTTCCTATTTCAGCTGCAACATTAACAACTAAATCTACTTTTGCTCTTGGAGATAAGACTGAACGTGGTGTATAACCTAAAAGTTTTGCTCTTGTGACAACATTACCACGTATTTGTGCTGAATCTAAAAATGATTCATTTAATGAGTAATGAGCATTCAACGCATTATAGTGAGTGTTATATGCTAACACATCTAATAAGACATTTAATCCACTACCATCAAAGTCATAGTCATTAAACTCTGCTTGTTGTTTTAAAAAGTTTTTTAAATTTTGCTTAATGTCTGCAAAATCTAATTCTGTTACGTTTAAATTTGTTGCCATATTATCTTAGCCTTCTTAATACAATTTCAACATTTTCTGCTGTATCGTATTCTTTTATTAAAAAATTAACTGTTATTCTATATGAATTTGTTTCTGATTCATCAAATATTTTTATATTTAAAACTTCAATTCTTGGTTCATGACTTTTTAATACTCTAGAAATACCTTGTTTTAAATCTAGTTTTGTAATTGCATCTGCAGGTTCAAATAAGAGTCCTCTTAAATTAGCACCTAATGTTGGTTGAAAAGGTCTTTCGAAAAAATTACTAACTAATAAATTTTTAACAGCATTCTTAATTGCTGCATCATCTTTTAAAGGTATAATATCCTTACGTATTGGATGTATCTTTAAAGAAAGGTCTAAATCTCTCCAAGGCTTTTTCTTAGATACAACTTTTGCCTGCTCTAAGTTGCCTGAAATTTGTTTATCGCCTGTAAGTAGTCCTGCCATATATGTATTTATACTAATTAATCTGTTTCTTGCTCAATAACTGTGTTTGGAAGAGGACTTTGTGTATTATTAATTAATATTTGTACTGATTCAGGTAAATCTATTGTCTTTGGAAACCCAACTAATGTAAGATAATTACAAAAATTAAATGTAATCCATTGAGTTAATGAACCTAAGCCAATTGCATCAAAAAATGCTGTAACTTTTTGCATCCATTTTTTAATTAAATATGTCTGCCATTCTTCTGTAAACTCTCTTGCTCTTTTTAATAATCTTTCTTTTTGAAACTCTGGTATTTCAACATTATCATCAAACTCTCCACCTAATAAATCTAATAAACTAAATCCAAATATTTGAACTTGTTCTAATTCTTCTATTGTTTTATCTCTTATTAAAGCTTCTAAATCTATTTGTTGTAATCCAGGAAATGATGGTAATCCTAAAGCACTCCATATTTCATCAAACAAATCAATAAGACCAGTAAATCCACCACTCATTAATAGATTCATTTTCTTTGCTACTTCAGAACGTATATAATTTCGTATTGATTCTTTCTTAAAATCTGCAGTATCAAACTTATTCCAGACTTTATATTCACTCGGTATTAAATCATATATACTATCAACTTCTTCTAACTCTATATTATCTAAAACACTATTTGGATTAGCTAAAAATTCTAATATGTCAATTTCAATACCAAGTATTGTAACATTAAATTCAATTGGAAATAAGGTATTAATTAATTCTAATATTTTTTGTTGTATATACATAGGATATTCCGATGATAATCGTGTTATCATGATTTCCCATTCTAATTCTGGTATTTCTATCTTCTCAAAGTTTGGGTCATATATATCCAATAAAGAACGTATACTCTCAAGCTCTTCTTTTAAACTATCTATTTCATATCGATAAGTATGACTTGCTAATCCACCAAATAAGTTTCTTAAATTAGCTGGAGTTGGTAATAAAACATCAGGACATTCTATTTGTGGTAATGATATCGCTGGAATTGTCATTATATTATTCTAGTTTTTACAAGAGATTTTATTTCTATTGTGCCATCATTTAAAAATTTTATATATGAACCAGTTTTATGTGTAACTCTTATTTCTTCTCCACCATCTTTATTATCAATTTCAATTAAATGACCAGCCTTTGATTTATATACTTTATTATCTACTGATGATTCTGTTGGTATGTCTTGTGTACCGTTTGTTTGTGTAGCAATTGAACCCATTACCATTGGGTCTTGAGCGCTTGGTCCATCTCTAAAGAATCCTACAACCCATGAACCTACTTCTAAATGATGATTACCACCATTACCTTGTATTGATGCTGATGTGACTGGCATCATAACAGTAGCCCAAGGTAAATTTTCAGTAGAAACTATACTTGTATTTGTACTATGCCAACCATGACATCTTACTTTTACTCTATTTAAATTATTAGGGTCATCAATGTCTTCAACTACAGCTGTAAACCATGTAAAGTCACCACCTATAAATTGGTCTTCATTACGCATTTATATTTACTCCTAATGAATCTCTCTTAATTTTTACTATTTGAAAAAATTCTTCGTTAAAAATATGAGATATATCACTAACTAAATAAATACCTGATAAATATTTATCTTTCATAGATGCAGGATTATTTAAATGTTCCGATGTTGTAGCTTTTACAACCTCTAATATAATCTTATTACCAACTTCTAATTCAAAATCACCAGGTATTGTAATTTCTAATACATTAAAATTAATATTTTTTAAATATGATTCACCTTTTAATATTGTTTGGTCTAAAGGCCCGTGATAATTAGTTTGATTGAATGCTTTTGAATTTAATGATATATAATAATTCTTTGATTCTTTTAATACATCATATCCTCTATCAAATATTTTATGTTCTTTACTAAAAGGTTCGTACTTATTTAATTTTAAGTTATCTTTATATGTATAGTTTGATTCTTTAAATTCTTTTGTTGCAATATCAACAGTAAAAAGTGATGAGCTATATGCTCCTTGACTGACAGCACTTAGCTGTGACATATTAAAAGGTCCTGTAATTTTTCTTACACGTTTTGATATTTCTTCAAATGCATCATCTCCACCTAATGCATTCTTTATTTGTGGTTTATAATCAAAAGTTTTATAAACATCTTTATTTACCATTGATTTATATGAATCAAAATGTAATCCACTTCTTACTGTTTCATAAAAATAGAAAGGTGTTCCATCTTCAAAAGCATTACGCAATAACCAATTAGCTGCTTGTATAGGTCTAATTGTTGGATATATTCCTTTTATAACGTTTTTACTACTTTCATTAATAAGTTTTGGTTCAATCTGAATATCTTTACATATTTTTTTAATTAATTCACCAATTGTACCTTCAAACGACCTACGTAATATTTTACTTGCATTTAAATACATATGTTCTGATGTACACTTTAAATTATAAAATTGTTTACTTGGTAAATTACGGACGTAACCATATACTTCTGATACTCTAAGATTCAATTCCCATTTAATTGTTTTTGAATTATCAGTTAATGGAGATTGTTTGATTAACATTTTAATCTTTTCATTACCATTTAATTCATGCTCTTCTAATAAGTTAGCACCGTCAACAATTTGTATATTCATTTCTAAAAATGGTGTATCAAGAGATTCATTAATATAAAAATTATTTACAAGATTTTCTATATTTAATTCAATACCTTTATTTGTATAAAGATATACATAATCTAATGTATACGAACCTGGTACTACTGAATCACTAGAATTTCCAAATATTCGTGATGTTCCTTTACTACTCATTTATTAATTCTTCAAATTGGTCTACAAATTGTTCTACATAAGCAGGGTCAACATATCTCATCTTTGACCTTTCATCATTTTCTTCTATAATATGTTCTCTATTTGTTACATATGATAATTGTAATGGGTCAACACCACCTAGTATATGGTCTGAATTTGTGACTGGTTTTTTAAGAGCATCATCTGTTTTATAATAGTAATATGGTGCTTCTGCGTATGGATATACATTCCATGTTGATACTGAATCACCTGATGTTTGGCCTACTACTAATTCAGTTGATGAA